TCAGTGTATAAGGCAGTGAATATTGGAATTAGAATGTATGAGAAAAGGAAAAGAGACAGACAAGGAGATGCAAAGAGGAAGAATTTAGTTTTTGGATTTGAGGATCATGTGTCAGATGCACTTCATCGATCAGGAATGTATCATCAGTTGGAGAAGACTGTGCAAGAAGAATTCAACAAGATTGAGCAATCGGTGAGGGAAGAGTACGAAGCAGAAGTGGCAGCAAGAGAGGCAGAACCAGAAGATCAAGTTGGCTTTTTTACAGCAGCGAGAGAATATGTGGCAAATAACATCAGACCAAGAGAAAGGTTGGCAGGAGCAGGAGAACATATTAAGCAAATGATTTTAAATTTGATGGACAAGTTTTATGCAGCATTTAGACATTTGGCAGAATTGTATGTGAATAATGTACCAGCATCAGCAAAGAGGATTTTGAAAATAGTGGCTATTGCATTTTTGGGTTACATGTTGGTGACCAGTTTACCTAAGTGGATTGTGAGATTGATAATGGAAGTTCTGGAATTCATGGCTATTAACATTACGATAGCGTTTGCATTATTGGGAGTGATGGCTTTTGTGGCTTTGTTGAAAGGATGGGTGTTTTTAGCAGCCCTCGGACAAAATTTACTTAATGGAGAGTATGATCATGATGGAATGAGATTTGATATGCGATTCCGGGATGTGCAAGGAGTGTATGGAGGATTTGCGCAACCACCGCCTCCACCATATTTTGGACCAGGAGGAGAAGTTTTGGGAAGGGAGATGCCACCAAATCAGCAACAAGGAGATCAAGGACCACCAATTTTACCAGATTTAGTGCATGATGTGAATGATGGAGTGATTATGGGGGAAGATCAAGTTGGTGAAGTGACTTTGGGACCACCAGATGATGCCGGAGCAGCAATTGGAGCCATAGCGACAGCGTTAGTTGGATTGGGAGTATTTGCGAATGGCAATGGAGTGACAGCGAGTTTGGCAAGAACAGCAGCATGTGTGAACGCATTGATTAATGTGAATAGCAAATTGAACGTGTGGGGGAGATTCAAAGTTTTCATTGATTATGTGACGAAGTTTATTTTTCAGAGAGAAGTTTTTGGAACAACGAATGAAAGAGAGCTTGCGATAAGAGCTAATGCAACAGTGACAGAGGCAGTGAGAGCAGCGAGTGAACTATTTGACGTGAAGGATGTGAATGGAAAGATGCAAGCACAGTATTTGCACTTGACTGAGAAAAGAGATTTTGATGCAGTAGTGAAAGGATTGGCAGCGATTAAGGCAGGAGTAGCAATGTTGAATACAATTAATATGAGTGGAGCAAATTCGGCACCATCATCAGCAGTGTCTTCCTTAAAGAGTGAGTTAACTCAATACTCAATGGTGTTGCAAAAACATGTGAATGAAAAGATAGCAGGAGCGTCAGGAGATGTGCCTCGAGTGAATCCTATTGTGGTCTATGTACATGGAAAACCAGGGTGTGGAAAGACGTCTGGAAGAGTACCAATGATGGCGGCAGTATACGATTTACTTGGAGAGAGATTCAACGAGAATATTGATTTGTATGCGAAACCAGCTGACTCAGTTTTTTTTGAAGGATATACTCACCAAAAAGTTTATTCAGTGGATGACATTTTTCAGATGAACAGAACAGAATTGCAGACAGTAGCTATGTCAGATTTCTTTAGCTTGGCAGGAACGGAGAAAGTGCATTTAAATATGGCGTCTTTGGAGAAGAAAGATTCTACAGTTTTTGCATCAGAGTTTATTTATTTAACATCGAACAGGAAACCGCATGAATTGCCGTTGTCGAATTTGATTGCAGAGCCATCAGCATTTTTGAGAAGAATAACCTACGAAATTGAAGCGATGAGATATGAAGGAGGCATGGATGGAATGTTTGACTACACAAAGTTGATATATAATGTGAAAAGATTTGACAAACTTGATGAAGGAGGAGTGGTGCATAAAACGCTTGGAAATTTGACATTTACTCAAGTTGTGTCGCTATTGAAACAAGAATTAGTGATAAGAAGAGAAGACAGAAATAACAGAATTGGATTGAAAGTGCAAGTACAGGAGCAACAAGGAATTTTGGATGAATTGATTGGAGCACCGACTGTGAAGACGATGGTGAGTCAGACAGTGCCACATTCCCATGAAGGATTGGAAGTGGGACACCAAGTGATGCATTCACATATATGTGAATCGTGTGCAGTCAAGTACACTCATGAACACAGAATTGAGAGACAGGACAGTTCATTGCAGCAACCATTGGAGTGTAACAAGTGTGGATTATTGAGAAGAGCGAACACAGACAACGTAGTGAAGGCCATAGCAAGTGCAGTAACGCAACACAAATTGGAAGATTTAAGGAGAAGTTATGGAGATGCAGGAGCACAGTTGATATTGACGCAGACATTTAACACAACTTTTAGCCCAGCAAGGTACAAAGACAGCAGGGGGTTCACTTTTACTGAGTGTTTAGATTTATCATATAAAGTGAAGTTCAGTGAGAAACCCAAGATTCATCAGGCAGTTACGATTGAGCAAGCAACAAAATCATTATTGGGAGCTGGGAAGATAAAAGGTCCACAACCAATTATGGCAGAACCAACAGAAAGAGTGGTAGTGATAGATGGAGGAGTTGACAGAGAAACGAATGCCCAAGTTGATGAGCACATGGAGACTTTGAGGAGATTTAAGCAGACAGGATTGGTTAGAGAGCAGATGATGGGAGTGAATGAAGAAATTGGAGAAGATGAGCAGATGAGGCATATGAGTGGAGATGACGATGATGCACCGGGAGATCAGATGGGAACGGATTCAGATGAATCTTCGGATGATGAATACGTGACATATGATGGATTCAATTCGACTAAGATAACTCAGAAGACTGAAATGGAGAGAGAGAATGAACGAACTTTGTATTTTGATGTGAATAAACCGAGCAGTAGTGAAGTGAAATTGATTGATCATTTGGAGAGAAACGAATTTGGTGATGAAGAAGGAGTGGATGTGCGAGATGAACAAGAGCAACAGTTATACTTTTTTGGATCAGAAGATGACTATTCGGAGAGCGACGAGGAGACGTTGGTGTCGTCACAAGTAACTTTGCAGCAAGTGGAAGCAGAAGAAGATGGACTGGAATCTGATGAGGATGATGGATATGATGGAGGAGATGAACCTGAAGAGCAGATGTTGGCAGCTGTGGATGAGAATAATGATGACGAGTTGATTGCAGATGTGATGGGAGCAAGAGAAGCAATTATTCAACCAATTTTTGACAAAATGATGGAAGTGATAAGAGAGATTAATCCAGCTCTGATTGAATTGTACGAGAATTTGGCTCAAGTGGATTCAGTGTTTTTATTAATTATTAGTATTTGTTTTTTGATCATGACTTTTTTGACGAATCTGACATCTATGTACACGAAGGCAGGAGCGGCAGCAATCCTTGGCAGTGTGGTGTATATAGTCTTATACGTGATGAGATACGGAGTGACAACCTTGGTGGCACAAACTAAGCAAGTGGTAGTGCGAAATGGAGTAGTTTTTTCAGCAAAAGCGAAGTTAGCAATTGAATCTTTTTGGAAAAAGTCACCCTGGGTATTCAGTGCATTGGTTTTATTTGTTTTTTCAGTATTATTGAGCTTTGTAGCCACGATGACAAAATTGTTGACAGGAGCAGTGAGTATGGCTGAAGCCGCAGTAGTTGGAGTGAAGCAATATTTTGTACCTGCAGGAGTTGATTTGGATGAGCAAGGATTTGATGCAGGAGGATCAGTGACAATGAATAACAAGAAAGCAAACAGCAGGAAAGGAGCAGTCAGCAAAGTGCGCACCACCAGAGTCTTTCAGAGTGAAGATGGAGGAGAGATACCTATTACCGGAACAACAACAAAATTAGTGGAGAGAGCAAAAACAAATGTCGAAACCTTGGCAGCAGTGACAGAAGAACCAAAATCGTTATTAGTGGAATCTCAGGTTTGTGCAGAATGTGGAGCGAAACAGTCAACACCAGGAGAGGCGTGTAAACAGTGTGCGAGTTTGGATGAAATTGCAAAGCAATTGAAATTAGATGGAGAATTTGACCCAGCCCTTAAGGCTATTTATTTTAATATTGCGAATGGATTGGCTTTAACTACCTTTAGTATCAATACAGAATTAGGAGAGAAGAAATTTTCAAATCATGCATTTTTAACATCAGATTTTATTTTGACGAATACTCATTTTATGAACGTTTATTATCAAGCTAAAGAAGCAGACAACATAGCAGTACCTTTTACACTACACTACAAAGTTGGAAAGATTTTTAAGACCAGAGTGATCGAACCTATGAATATGACAATTTGTAACCCTAAAGGAGAAGGAAAGCCCAATGACTTGGCGTGTATTTATTTACCAGCCTTGAATCAAGCTAATAGATCAAGATTTTTTGTGAAAGAAGAAACAAGAGTTGCAGCAGGCACAAGTGTACTAAGATTGAGAGTTGAAGCAGATGGCAGTGTGAAAGGACAAATTGGCACAATCAATGGACAAGGAGATTATGGAATCAAGACAGTTTTTGGACATTCAGAGAAGAGATTTGGATTATTTCAGATACATATGAGTAATTGGAAAGGAATTTGTGGATCAGTCTATGTGATTTTGGACAAGAATTATCAAGCAACAAGAATTTTGGCTTTGCATTCAGCAGGATCAGAGAATCTCAGTTATGCAATGAAGGTGACACAAGAAGATTTGAAGATATTTGCAGCAGACTGGAAAGCAAGTGAAGTGTCATCAGCAACGGATCAGTGTATGGCAATGATGACGACAGGACTGATACCAGAATTACCGAATCATTTGGCAGCAGAATTGAAGACTGGATTTACAGTGTTTAGTCCTACAAAATCTGGATTGAAGCATACGGAAGACAAGTTTGTTGGACCACCACCTTTTGAAAACAAGTGCACATTTCCTGATTTAAGCAGGAAAGCTTTTTGGATTGGAATCTCAAATTACAATAATGAATTTACCTACAAGGTACCACCGCATATTGAAGAAATGGCAATTGAAGAAGCGGCTGAAAGTTTGGAGTATGTCACCAGATTTTCTTATGACAAGCGATTATGGACTTTTGAAGAAGCATTGAATGGATTAGTTGAAAATGGACAACGAGTGTTGGGAACGACAAGAATGAACCCTAACTCCTCGGCTGGATTTTTATTGCAAAGAGGTATGTCTGGCAAAGCAGGATATACTAACTTTGAAAATTTGCAGGTTGATTGGCTTAAGGAACTGGAACAACTAGTTGAAAATCGGATGGCAAAGTTAAGGCGTGGAGAAATACCACCCACTTTTTGGATCGACTCTTTAAAGGATGAAAAGGTAACAATTGAAAAACGGCTTGCTTCTAAGACAAGAGTGTTTACGGTTGGAACGTATGATGTGAACATTTGTTTTAGAATTTTGTGTGGATCTTGGATGGCTCATGTATCATTGGCTCACCCAGAAAGTGAATGTAGTGTTGGAATCAATTTGGATTCAGTTGAAGGGACAGACACTTTCATGAAGAATATGCTGAGTAGAGGAAAGAATTGGTTGCTCAGTGATTTGTCGAAAATGGATAAACACATTCGGCTGCCGTTAGCCATGGCAGCAGCTGAAGTTATAAATAAATGGTATGATGATGAAGAAGAGAACAAGATTGCTAGACGTGGTCTGGTACGATCTGTAGTATCGAGTTTTCACATCATTGGACAGTACTTAGTTTATGTGGAAGGAGCAATGCCCTCGGGAGTAGCTCTTACGGCTCATCTGAATTCTCTAATGAATTCTCTCATGCACCGGATGGCGTATTACTACATAGCTGAAAGTTTAAAAGTGAATTTAGGCGATGTGGTGTACAAGGAGAATGTGTATGCGAAATTTTATGGAGATGACAGCTGTATACGAGTCTCGGATAAGGCGAACTTTTTTAATTTGTATAATGTGTGTCAAGCATTTAAATATCTGTTTGGAATGAAGATGACAAGCGTCACTAAGAAAGAGATAACAGAAGAAGACACTTTTTTACAAATTGAGGATGTAAGTTTTTTGAAGAGAAACTTTGTATTCAGAGATGGTAATTGGTACGGAACTTTACCTCTTGATGTGATTCAAGAGATAATTTTATGGCAACGAAAGAATATTCGTGAAGAATATACCTTTCAATCAAATTTGGACTCATTCTGTATGTACTTAAGTAGATATGGTAAAACAATTTACGAAAAGTTCAGAAAAGAAGTGAGAACCGTTCTAAGACCTCAGTACAAGTTATTGGATTTTAGATCGGCGGTATTGGCTTTGGATGAAGACAGAACCACTCCAGGAATGACAAACGGGTCGTTGAATCTTGGGAGTGAAAAGGAGGAGGTAGTATTTACTACCTAGTGATGGACGAGCGCCTCCGAAAATAAAGGCTGACCCGATGCCTGTCTGCCCGACGTTTAGTGTTGTAAGGGCAAGACATAATCAGAACACTGCAAATAACGATAACAGCGAACAAAGACAAACAACAATTGAACTTCCTATCGGGGATGACAGTCCTGGTAGGTCGAATGCACCTGTCTCATCTTTCATAGAAACTGGTGATCATGAATCCCAGCACTATGAAGGTGATATTTTGAACATGACTAGACGATTAACGCTTAATTCAGCCGAAAGTCAGGAGAAATTTCTTGAACGTGCGTACATAGTTGAGCAGTTAGAATTAACTTCTACTTCACACGGATTAGTTGGTAGATTTGTATTCCCTCAAGATTATTTGAAAATACCGTTTATAGCACCGAAGGTGGCTTATTATAAGTATTTAAGAGCGAAGGGAATTAAATTTATCATTACAACAAATGCTACAGCGTATCATTATGGCAAATTATTTGTCAGATGGTTGCCAGTAGTAGGCGTTGAAAATCTGTTTGGAGGAGAACTTCTTTCGAAGCGACTTGACCAGTATGTTACGGCTCAGGCAGTCTATCCAGCTGAAGGTGTAGATATTGAGCTAAAAGGATCTAATCAACACGAATTTACTGTTGGCTACAAGTTAAATAATCAATTTATGAGACTTGGTAACCTAGCTAACAATACCGAAAACCCAGTAATGGGGACACTACAACTTAATGTAATCAATCCACCACTTACTATACCGGATCCTAGACCAGTATATGTTACGATATATGCTGCTCTAGTGGAGCCAAGTTTATCAGTACCATCAGCTACTGCAGCTACTTTTGGGAATATGATAACCGCTACTGCTAGTATACCAGAGTTGTTCGATAGTTCTTTATCGACTACGACAGCTCCAGTGTACCAGATGGATGAAGCAGAGGCAAAAAGTAAGGAAGGAGTGATTTCAGGGAAGTTGGAAAAATTGGCAGAAGTTTCAAATTTACTAACACCAGTGCCTGGTGTAGTTGGAAGAGCAGCTAGTGTAATTTCAACGGCAGCAAGTACTGGAGCGAACATAGCTAAAACACTTGGATATGGCAAAACGACGGATGTTAAAATCGATGAGCCCATGTTTGTTAGAGTACCTTCCGTGTCTACTGGTAGAGGACTATTACCCACTTATAAGATTACGACAGACCCTGAGAATTCTAAACCATTCTTAGGCAAAGCAGCAATGCAAGATGCATCACAAATGTTGATTCCAAACATAGTGAAGAAAGAATCTTATTTAGGTACTAGTATTATACCAGCTACAACACAGGTAGGTGCAAGGCTAATGACCATAAAGCTGAAACCATGGTTGAAAAGACAAGCAGTTGTTACAATGAATGGAGTTGAAACTAATGTGTTTGGACACACCCTACAGTCATATGTCGGAGCGTGTTTCAAGCATTATAGAGGAGGTATGAGAGTCAGAATTGAGATTATCATGTCTTCGTTTCAATCAATGAGATTGTGGATTTTGTATTCACCACCTGGTGAGGACTTGCCAAGTTCTTATCATGAGATGCAAAGTTTACAAAAGAGAGTAGTAACTGTGAATGGGACTCATAGTGAGGAGGTTGTGATCCCTTACATTAATGCAGAGTATGTGATTTCAAAAGACACCACTAATGTAACGAACCAAGATATTGGATCTATTAGTGTGGTAGCCGCATCTATTCTTACTTCAAGTGCAGATTCTAGTCAACCTATCTATATGAATGTATACTTTAACTGTACTGATGATGCTGAATTTTTTATACCAAGAGCAGCAGAAGAGTTGACATCAAATTACAGTGACCCAGTGTACCAATCTGGAGTGGAAGACACGACACTTATGGAGTTTAAATCTAACGCTGTAGGCCCAGCCTTAACAGGAGAGAGAATAGATTCTATCAAAACATTAATGCAAAAAGGAATTATGCTTGCTTACGAAGCAAATGACCCAGCGACAACAACCGTGCAACAATTGGCTTATGTTATGAACCCGGCTAGCGAACTGCTTTTAGGAAATAATAACGTGTTAGAGTATAAGTTAACAGCTACAACAGACACCCCGATGCCTTGGTTTATGTACTTTGCTAGAATGTTTAGATTTCGCACTGGAGGATTTCTAGTGACGTTAATCCCTACCGATGGCAATGATGATTCTAGTTTGGCGATTATAGATTATTCAGCAAACTATTATCGAGGAACATTGGTATCCGACTTCATACCACAGATTGCGTGGAAAGGAAAACAAGTCTACAGCATGCAGGGATTTCAGATTGTTCCAGCGAACAAATTAATGCCTGCTAGCTTCAAAGTACCGTACTATGGAACGAGACCTTTTGTGGCTAATAACTGCTTGCTCAGAGCGGATATTTATATCCTTAATCGACCAGCAGCACCGTCAATGGTAACACGAATTGAACCAGCCAGAGGCGCTGCTACATTTTTATCTGTGGCAGACGACTTCGAACTCATGGATCTCTTAGGAGCTCCAACACTTTACACTCAGTAGGAGAGTATAAAAGCCCTACAGTTTGAAATATGACTCACCAGAGTCAACAAAAGCACCTGAGTGCAAGAAGAACAAGTTTACGAACTGTTTATTAGTTTACGGCTAAACTGACATCTACTAATGAACAGTGGAGGCTAGTCTCAGAGAGACGGAAGGCTCCAACCTATTTCAGATAGATAAACTGGAATAGGATAAGCCCTTGAAGGGGGC